AGCTTGAACATCTGTCCCAACAATTAAACCTGCTAAATCATTATTTACTTCAACTATATTTGTTCCGTCTGAATATAAAATTGCTTTATTTTTTTCTGCTGCTCCAAAAGTAAAACCACTTCCAGTAGCAGTTTTAACAGTTACAGTGAAAGCTCCTGTCGTAGCATTTTCAACGATATAAGTTTTTTCAATTCCATCTGGAATTGTTACATCTACGTTTCCTGCTATTGTTCCAGTTAATTTTAAAACTTGATTTTTACCATTTGATAAAGCACCATTAGTAAATGCTAGTGTAGCACCTGAAGTAACTCCAACTGCATCATATCCACCAATAGCTTGTTCAAGAATTAATAAATTAGTATTTGTAATCTGTCCCCAAGTTCCCGAATTTTCTCCGGTTGCTTGTACAGTTAATTTTAAATTAGCTGATGTTGTATTTGCCATATTTTAAATTCCTTATAACGTTTATTTTATAAAATTTATGCAGCCGTGTCAACTTCTTGCCAACCCGGTGGATCCAATGGCGCTGTACCAGTATTTACTTGGTTCCATATTAGAGTTCTAATAGTTCCTTCAGCCATTGTCAAGCCAATTCCTGTAGGAATTACTTTAGCATTTCCAATCGCTATAATACTTCCTAAATTAGCTGACATAGCTATTCCAGTGACATCTGCAAAAGTTACAGCATCTAAGGTACCTACTCCAAGATCTGCTGCAAAACCTTCTCCAACAACGGTTACATTTGCCTCTCCAATAACTACTGTTCCAACAGCAAGAGAAGCGTCAAATCCAATACCAGTAACTGTCGCATCTGGAGCCGGATCCACGGTTCCTTCTTCTGCAGTCATTGCTTCACCAGTTACATCTACATTAGCTGTACCTGTAGCTGCTATTGTTCCAACGTTAGCTGATAATGCTATACCTGTTAATTCTACACTTTCCCATTCACCGGTAGCACCCCATTCAAATTGACCCCAGAAGTATCGTCCCCAACCTTCTAAGTTATATGCCTCAACACTACCAACAGAACCAGTTGCACCGATTCCTTGTAGCATTGCATCAGGACCAGCATCAGCTGTTCCTAAATTAGATGTAAAAGGTAAACCTGTTAATTCTATTTCAAATGATATTTCTATTGACTCATCACCTTGTGATGCAGTCATTTCAATTCCGGTTGGAATAACACTTGCATTACCTGTAACTTCTGCAATAGAACCAACGTTAGCGGTTGCTTGTTCTCCAGTTGTTAATAAAGAACCTGTAATACCCCATGCAAAACTATTCCATTGTTGTCTACCCCAACCTTCAATATTGTAGGCATCAACAGTTCCAACAGAAGCCGTAACTGTATCTAGTCCAGTGACCATTGCGTCAGGACCAGCGTCAGCTGTTCCTAAACTAAATGTAGCACCAATACCAGCAGGATCACCTGTAGTAGCAATTACAATAGTTTCGTTTCCTTGATTTGCAGTAATATCAATTCCAGTTGGAATTACATCTGCATTAGCTTGTGAAGATTCATCGCCTAATGAAAAAGTTGCACCTATCCCAGTGACAGAAATGATATTATTATCATCTCCCCAAGAGTTACTACTCCATGTATTTGATCCCCAAGTACTGGCCATAGGATGTTACCTCCTATGTACTATTAACCAGAAATTCTTAGAATCGCTGCTGCTGTTGTAAAAGCTGGAAACTGAATTGTAAAAGTTCCTGATGTAGCTGTTTTATCCGCCCCAAAATCTAAAGCCGCAACAGCTGCATTAGTTGCAGTTGATGAAGTGTTATAGATTAAAGCTCCTCTAGCAGTCAACGTTACGCCAGTGAAAGACCTGTCAGCAAAATCAACTATTGCAACACCTGATGCAATTGAAGTATTATTACCTGTAAGCTTTCCACCGCCTGCTGAATATTGACCACTGTCACCAACTTCATTACCGGTTGTGTAAGAAGTAGTAGCAGAGTTTAGAGTAGCAGAGGAAGAATAAAGAGCTATTTTATAAACATCAGTACCAGTCGCAAATGAATGGTCCCCATCTAGTAACTGTTTTTTAAACGAGTTAGCAAGTGCTTGTGTTATAGCCATAGTTTATCTCCTTATTATTATTTTCCGACTCGAGGAACACCTGATTGATATTCATCTCGTCTTCGTCTTCCCATTTGTTCTATAGAGAAGCCTTCTACCACTTGTTTATACTTTCCTTCGTATAATTGCAAGAGATCATTTGGCCCCTTTAGAAAACTAAATGCTTCAACTAAGCATGCATATAATAAGCCATTGGGAAAATTTTGACTTAAGTATGTAGTAGTATTTGTACTTGATAAACCTTGATCTTTCAAGATATAATTTAATTGAATTTCATAATCAGAATCTGGAGTAGGAGCTACTACAATGGTATTTTGATCCCACATACTGTAATATTTTGGCTCTCCTGTAGCACCTGTAGAATTATATTCTGACATAAAACTTGTATCCCTATATTCTAAAAAATTTCTAGTACTACCTGATCCACCATTTACTATTTGTGCAGATCGAACTACTAATAAATTGTCAGGTGTATCAATAAATCTATTTGATGTTAATAAACTAGCCGTTGCATATCTTCTGTTATTATCAGAATCCACATCTCTTAAAATTCTAAATTCTGCATTTTCAATAAATCCATCTACAATAGTAGATGTTAAAACATTTGAATCTACTTCCGTATAGTCTCTAATTTTTTGTACTAATTCTGCGTATGTCATTATGTTGTTACCGTTACACTTCCTAATGAAACTAATGCCTGTCTTCTATTATTAACAGAAGATCCATTATCAGGTATCATACCATTGTTTGATTGAAATGCAAAGTCTCCAGGTAAAGTTAAATCTACAGTCATAAATCCACCATCTCCACTTTGAACTGTAAAAGTTTGTGGTCTTGCATTTAATAAACCTTGACCATCTGCTGTAGTTGGTTTTGGTTCTAACTGTGGATGCTTAGGTTCAAATTCTGAAATATGTACTCTTGATCCATTCCATTCAATAACCATTTCTTGATATGGAAATGCTTGTCCACTTCTATCTGAAATAAACTGTGCATATTTTCCTTTTGATAAATTAGACATTTGGATAATAATTTTTTGGAGTTATAAATGAACTTGATGAAGAACCATCTTCTTCTAATGCTCTTTGTAATTCATCTTCATACAATAGTTTCATTTGTTGAGTTAATTCTGGTTTAAATTTTTGTGATAAATAATACGCAAGTCCAGATACCATACATGGTACAAATCTATATGGTACATCTGCATTGTTTGAATAAGCCCCTGCATCCTGAATCCTGCTGACATAATAATAGTTTAACAGGTTTCCGGCTTCTGTGTTTCCGGGAGTTAAATATAAAGTAATTGTAACTTTATCAATAAATCTTTGTACAAAATATTGAGTAGGTGTTCCTGTTTGAGTTTTATTTGAAAGACCTTGATATGCAGATCTATTTATTTTTGTTAATGGAAAATCAACTCCAGATGAATTTCTATAAACAGCTTCTAAAATATCATCAACTCCATAAACAGCTGTGGCATCTGAAGTACCATCAGAAGTTGATCGATACATTGTATAATTATTTTGACCTGAAACTAATGTAATAGAATTATTTTTTACTTCCCAAAAATGCAAACCTCTATTACCCCATTCTTGAAACATTATGTTTAAAGAACGTCTTGCTGTTTTTATATCATTACCAGAATAATCAAATCGACCCATACGTTCATAGGCTTCAGTAATTATATCATCAATATAAAAACCTGATTCAAAGTTTGTTGTTCCAGAAGTTGCCATTTAAACCTCTTACTTATCTATCAATACAGTAGCTGCAACATCCGCACCGATTGCATTTACAGTCATAAAACCTTTAAATAAAATTCCATCTTCTGGAAGGTTAAATGCAAATACATCTCCTGCTGGACAACTGGATACAAATTGAGTTCCGTCTTCATCTTGTAAAGTAATTGACTGAGCAGCTGAAGCATTTGTATTTTCTACAATGATTCCTCTCAATCTAGTTCTTCCCGCGAAAACAGATCCAGTTGCTGTAAGTCTTACTGCTTTTACGTCACCTTTAGCTGCCATAATTTTTC